CGTCAGATGTGTATAAGAGACAGCCCATGAAGAAGTCAAGTCATTCCATGCTGCAACTATATTTCCTAATTGGTTTCTTCCTTCCCATCTATTATTTGATTCATTCCAATACACAGCAATATCTTCACTATATGTTTTATTTGAAGGATAAGCTGTTGGTGGTTGCCATCTATAATTACTATCTAAAGTCCAAGAATCAAATGGTCTTAATCCTATAAATGCAGAGTTAGTATTATCCCATGTGCCTCCAATAGATGCATAATTATATCTTTTACTTGCATCAGAAGCATCTTTCCAAGTTTCTTTTATATTTAAATCTTGATCGTTGTGACTGTCTTTAACTTTTTGAATACCTTTTTCTTCTGAAGAAGCATACATTAAAACTACAGAGGTAATTACATTACTAGAATTTATTATTGCAAAATATCTTTCAGACATTATTGAAATTTCCTTTTAACAATAAGAACTCCATTACCGCCAGAGCCTCCAGATTGACCATTTTGGCCACCCCCTCCGCCTCCGCCGCCGAGTCCATTTGTTCCACTAGGTGTGCTACCATTTCCAGGTCCGTTTCCTCCTCCACCGTTTCCACCAGATCCGCTTGTACCATTCCAGCCGCCTCCTTGGCCTCCTCCAGCGTAAGTTACACTTGACCCTGTTATTGAAGATGCTCGGCCATTACCTCCTGGTCCACCGTTTTCTGATGGGGGAGAAGTTGTTCCGCCATTAGCTGCTCCACCTCCACCTGAACCTTGGTGAGGATTACTTGCTGGTCCACCACCTGTATTACCGTGTCCATATGTTCCTGAATTTCCTGGTTGATTAGGTTGATTAGCAGCACCAACATTATAAGTTCCGCCGTCTCCAGCACCTCCTCCTGAAGATCCACCAGCTGCTGAACCACTTGCATTCCAAGCAGCGCCTCCACCACCACCTTTTGCAGTGATTAAAGATCCCAAAGCACTATCTCCACCTGTGCCTCCAGTTCCACCAGATCCTCCTGAAGCTCCACCAGATCCAATATTAACAGTAAAATTAGTTGCAGAAACTGTTAAAAGATTGTTAGTCATGTCAACCATACCTCCAGCTCCTCCGCCGCCTCCGTGTTGGCCACCTCCGCCACCACCACCAGCTACTGAGACTACATTTACAGCTTTACCATAAGTTGAGTCTGTCCCTAAAGCATTTACTACAAAACTTCCACCAGTATTAAATGTATGAATTTTAAAATTTCCATCAGTTGTTACAGATCCACCATTGGCTTCCATAAAAGGAGGCCCTGATGGTCCTCCAGCACCAAATCCTAGAACTTGATAACCAAATGATTTACCTCGTCTTGTTTGAATTTTTTTTGTGTTCTTACTTGATGTAAGTTTATTTTTTAATTCTCTCATACTTAAATTCCTTATGCGTCGTTAGCCGCGTCAGTAGTGAAGAATATTTTAATACCTAAAAGTCTTGCATCTCCAGTAAAAGTATCTGAACCATCATCTGCATTTCTTCGTACTTGAAAATAACATTGTTGATCAACCGCAGGAGAACCTGCAATTGTAACTGCACTACTTACTGATGAGACTTGTTGATCTTCTACTGTTCCAATCCCTGCGTCTGTAACAGTTACTGGTGTTCCGTAAGCAACATCAATAGTATCACTATCTCCACATGCAACACCTGATAAGGTGTATAAACAGTTACCTGTATTCGTAGTAGCTGGAGTCCAAAATACTTGATAAGTAACTGTTCCTTCATTCCATGATTTAGGAAAAGCCACTGCAAATTGTGCAGCTTCGGGTGTACTTGGGTCAAAGTCTAATACTTTCATGTCAGGTCTTCCAGCAGTTGTTTCAACTTGTGCAGCTTCTGCACCAGCAGTTGTAGCTGGATACATTGCTACTGCTGGAACCCACATAGTCTCCAGTCCTGCAATTTTTACTGCAGCTGTTCCTGATTTAAGAGTTCCTGTTCCTTTAGGGTTTAAATTTATATCAACATTAGTTTCACCTGTTGCTGAAAGAATTGGACCATTACCTGTTGCAGCATTCGCTAAAGTTAATTCATTAACCGCTGAACTTGTAGCTGTTAAATTAAGTAATTCGTTTCCATTTGTATCTGAAATTTTTGTTCCTATTGCAGGACTAGTTAAAGTTTTATTTGTTAAAGTTTGTGTGCCAGTAAGAGTTACATCTCCATCTCCAGCAGGTAGAGTGTATACATCTGGATTAGTTCCATCGTTTGCTGTAGCAAATAAAAATGCTGTTCCTTTGTCTGTAGCTGAAAAAGTAAATGTATCTCCTGAACCAGAAGCATATTTAAACTGAACTGTGTAAGAACCTGATGTTGAATTTCTTAAAAAATAAAAAGTTTCTACATCTAATGGAATCGTTACAATTTGATTTCCTGTAATAGAACCTGTAAACTCAATCATTCTTGCTTGAGCTGTTCCCGTTAATGCACCATCTGCAACTGTTAAAGCAGTTGTTTGTGCACCACCTGCAATAGATAGACTTTTATAACCACCTGTTACTTGTTCAATAAGATCAAGGTTTGCGTTTGTTTTTGTTCCCCATGTACCAGCGTTTTCGCCAGTTGCCATTTTTTCTATACCAAGAGGTGTATATGTTGAAGCCATTATTAATTCTCCTAATTGTTGTTATTTATATTGGGTATTTAGTTTTAAGTCAAACATAAATTATGCTGTTTTAGTTGTATATCCTGTTGTATTTTTTGGCGTCTTAGTTGAGTAACCACTAACTGATGTTTTAGGTGTTTGGGTGCTGTATCCTGTGCTAGTTTTAGGATCAAGTTTTCCATAATATTTAAGAATTAATCCATCCGCATTGATACTAGATGTTGCTTGTAATCCTGTTAATCCCATAACATCAGTAGGAGTAATGGTTCCTGTTGAAGATGTAGAACTCAATCCAGTTAAACCTATTTGCATTGCTGGAACAGTTATAGAACTTACTGTTGAGGTAGCACTAACACCTGTTGGAATTATAATAGGTGAAGAGGTAATGGATACTTCTCCTATAGAGGAAGTTGATTGTACTCCTGTTATACCTACAACATCTTCTGGAGATATGGCTCCCACGCTAGATGTTGCACTTAATCCAGTAAGTCCCATAACATCTTCCGGAGATATATTTCCGACGTTTGATGCTACACTAACACCTGTTATAACAGGTGTAGAATCTATAACGAAACCTAAAGAACCAACACTAGATGTAGCTGATACCCCTGTTATAGATATTACGGATTGTAAATCTAAATTTAAAGAACCAACACTAGAAGTTGTAGAAAGACCTGTTGGTTGAACTAATTTATTAAATGAATCTCCATAAGGTTCCTCACCCCAACCATTTCTACCCCAACCAACTAATGTACCTGCGTTATCAAAATCACCAAGTTCTGTTTGAGCTTGTACTCCTGATGGATTTACAACAGAAGTTAGATCAAAAGTTAATGATCCTACTGAAGATGTAGCACTTACTCCTGTTAATTCTGTAGTAATGATTTGAGAAGCTGTAACAGAACCAACGCTTGTTGTTGCACTTACACCAGTTGGTAAAACAGAATATTCTACACCCCAACCAGAGTTGCCCCATTCTTGTCGGCCCCAACCTTCTTCATTAAAAGCTTCTAGAGAACCTACACTAGATGTAGTTGATACACCTGTTAAAGATAATGTAATGGTATTAGATGCCCATGCATTTTCATTCCATGCTACTGAAGGATTATCACCACCCCAGATAGATGCCATAAGGATTTACCTCCTTATGCTATACGAAGGATAGCGTTAGATGCGTCGGCTGTTGGAAATTGAATTGTAAAAGTTCCACTTGATACAGTTTTGTCTCCACCAAATGCGATTGCACAAACTGCTCTATCAGCATTTGTATCATTATAAATTAAACAACCGTTAGCTGTAAATGAAGCAGAAGTAAAACTAACGTCTGAAAAATCACAACATGCAGTATCAGTTGATAAAGCTGGAGTTACACTTGTAAGTGTTGCACCACCTGCAGTATAAGCTGAACCTGATGTATTAGATATTTCGTTTGACGTGCTGTATGCTGTTGTTGATTTATTTAAAGTAGCACTACTTGTGTATAAAGCTATTTTAAAAGTATTACCAGACGATGCTGTAAAATTATGTAAAGCTTGTAAAACTTCTGCTTTAAAACTGTTACATACTGCTGATGTTATTGCCATAATATTTTTCTCCTAATTACTGAGGCGCTGACTCGATTGGAATTCTTATTGTACCATCCGTGTAATCGTCTCGTCTTCTTCTTCCAACCTGCATCGCTGCAAACTTTTGTAGTTCAGTTTTATATCTATTTTCATATAGTGTCAACATGTCTTGTGGACCTTTTAAAAACATAAAAGCTTCTACTAGACATGCATATAATAGACCCTGTGGAAAGTAATTACTTAAATAAGTATTAGAATCACCATCACTACCAGAACCTAATCCTGTAGGCATTGCGTTATAATGAATAATATATTTGTAGTTTGCATCAGGTGTTGGAGCTACATATATGGCACCAGACGTAGCTGTATTGGCTCCTGTTGTTGCGCCACCAAACATAGCATAATATTTAGGAAGACCAGTTACATCTTGTGCAGCAGCACCTCCTGCAGTTCCTGTTAAATTACCTACATATTCTGAAATAAATGTTTGATCACGTTTCTCTAACCATATTCCTTGACCATTAGTGTTTGCTGTTGATTCATATACTTCTATACCTCTAACAAACAAAGCTTTAGTAGGCATTGTAATTGAATTAAAATCAGTTGCAAATTGTGCTTCTGCTTGAACTCTGTCAGAATCCATAGGAAGATCTAAATTAATTCTGTTTTGTGCAGCCATGATAAAACCATCAACGATAGTTTCTGTAAATACATTAGCATCTACTTCAGTATAATCTCTTATAGCTGTTACTAATGTTGAATATGAATATGTTGATACACCTGCCATTATGCTTTTAAGGTTACCGGTCCAACTGAGACTGGAAATCCTCCTCCTCCATTTACAACACTTGTTGCGTTTGTATCAGCACTAAAATGAAACCAATCTGTTCCGTTTGTTCCAGTAGTATTTATAGCACCGTTAATATATTTTCCTACAGTTATAGTATATCCAGCAGATTTTGCAATTGTAGATCCTGTTATTCCTCCTACTCCATTTGGAGTACTAAAAGCACCTGCTGTTCCCGGCGAACCTCTAAATCTTCTTATATCACCTGTAGTATAACCATGACCTGGTAATGAAACGTTTACAATAGCTGAACCTATTTGATATGTTTGAAAAGGATTGTTTGGTAAAATATCTAATGTAGGAAACTCAACTCTTGCAGGTCTTGCATGCATTAATCCTTGTGGGTCAGATGCTACTGGATGTGGTTGCAATTGTGGTTGTTTAGGTTCAAATTCAGAATTATGTACCCACGCACCAGTCCACTCTTTGACCATTTCTCTATATGGAAAAGCTGCTCCTGATCTATCAGAAATTGCTAATGCTCTACTACCTTTTGCAAATCTAGCCATTATATATTTGGATAGTATGTCTTTGGAGTAATAAACGTGCTAGCTGCAGAACCATCTTCAGACAATGCTCTAGCTAATTCATCCTCGTACAACAACTTCATCTCCTGTGTTCGTTGTGGTGCAAACTTCATAGATAAGTAATAAGATAATCCTGAAATCATACATGGTACAAATCTAAAAGGTGTATCACTTGCGTTAGTGTATGCTCCTGCATCTTGAATTCTTTTTACGTAATAAACATTTAAAAAATTATCTGCAGCAGTTGCATTTGGTAAAGGGTAAACTGTAATCGTAACTTTATCTATAAATCTTTGTACCCAAAATTGTGAAGGCGTTCCATTAGATGCTTTATTAGCTGTTGCAGAATAAGAATCTCTAGCAACTTTTGTTAAACCGATATCTGATTGAGAAGTTGTATTATAATTTTGTCTATAAGTAACATTTAAAATATCTGATATACCATAAACATTTGTTACTGGGACTGTAGTTGCTTGTGGTGGCTCTCCACCTCCTGGTACATCTGTAGAGTTTCTATAAAAAGTATATATTCCAGATCCTTCGGCTGTAGCATCAATATTAGTTGTTGAACCTGCAACTAGATTAATATTTGTATTTCCTACTTCCCAAAAATGTATTCCTCTATTACCCCATTCTTGAAAAAGAATATTCAAAGATCTTCTTGCAGTTTTTAATTGATGTCCTGCCGTCCCAACTAAACCAAGACGTTCATACGCATCTGCAATTATTTCATCTATTGAGAAATCCTGATCAAATGAATATGATGAGGAAGTAGTATTCGCCATTGGCTACTCCTTTAAAATGTTCCGATTACGTAACAAAAATCACAGTTAGTAAGATCAACGTAAGCTCCATCATCACAATAAATACCAGCTCCTGGCATTTTAAATTCATGAACGGCATTAGCAGCTGCTCCAAACTTACCATGAAAAACTAAATTTTTTGCTGTCGCACTTCCAGTTTCATTATAAATTTTTATTTCAGCATCTGCATCAGTAGATTGTGCAAAGACATTCATGATATTAATCTTTGTAAGATTAGTAGCTGTTGATGTAGTTGCAGTATTTACTAAACCTTGTAATTGACCATCTGCAGTTAAAACAACTGTTTGTCTTACTTTTGATGTTATTGACATAATTTTATTCTCCTTAAATTTATGTGGGGCCGAAGCCCCACAACAAATTAATTATTAGCTTAGGTTATTGTTTTGCATATACAAAACAGTAACAGTAGCTGCACCTGTAGTACCATCAGCATTAGCTGCTGTGTAAGTTGCAGTTACAGTTTGGTCAGATGTACCGATGTCTGTACCATCAGTTTGAATCGTACCTCTAGTTGTAGCTAAAGCTTTTACGTTAGTAGCTGGTAAATACTCATCAGTATCACCTGCATGTCCAACTTGAACTGTTGCAGTTCCACTGTCATTAGCCACAGTTGTAACGTTTAGTATAACGTCAACAATTTGTGAGTTTGCAGGAACTATTCCTACAGTTGTTGTAGCTGTTGCACCGATAATATCGATTACTGCTGATTGAGCCATTAAAGTAAAACCTAAGTTTTCACTTGCTCCTTGTCTAATCGTACCAGCTTTAATTGGTCCGCTAAATGTAGTTGTTGCCATAATTTTATCCTCCTAATTTACGAACATAGTCTTTAGGCCGTCGACTATACGCGTCTATGTTCTGATTAATTGTATAGTAAAAAAGTTATATATTAGTTTTTAGTAGAGTGCAAGAGAGCCCGTAAAGAAAGTGCGATTTCAGCGATGTAGCTTTTGACTAAGTAGCTACAGAAACTTGTGGAGCAGCGCCTTCAACGCTATTTTGCCTGTGAGCAATAGCTGCTTCTTCCAGCTTGATCTCAGTAATGACTTGTTTAACTTTGTCATCAATTCTGACCATTTCAAGAGTGTATCTATTATTATCTAGATGCTCCTGTTCCCACTTCAACTCCAAGGACCTTTTTTGTTTGTATAGGTCTTGTATCATCAATAACCTCCTCATAAGTTATTCGATTTATCTCGTTATTATAGTTGTTTCCGAGATACTCCCAATTTATACTTTTTTCTCCTAGTTTGTCAAGGATTGATTTTTCAAGAGAAATAGCATTATCTTCAGCATCCACATTAAATTTTCCATAATGATCGTATGCCCATATTTTTACTGTGAATGTTTTCATGAATCTCACCATGTTATTTGTTGAATGTGGCCGAACTATGTCCGGCCACAAAATTACTTAGTTATGCTTACGCACCTTCGCAACCGAAGATACCTCTATAGTCAGATGCGCCAAAAGCGTATCTTTCTCTAGCTTTGTATCTAACGTT